CAAAGACGTTTGAAGATTTGTGATTGCTGTTTGATTAAGAGCAATTTGGCCATCACGAAAATCTTGCCAATCACTGCCATCCCAGTAATAAGGTGCATTATTATTAGAACTGTCATACCACCGTGAAAAAGTAGGTATGGGATCAGGTATTCCACCAACACCCGCGACTGGTTCAGTAGCCTGAATGTAGATATCAGACACGCCGGATGTTATATCTATGACAGCATCTTCAAGTGACGACAGATTCTGCGCGACTGTGTTGATTGAACTATTCAAAGTCTGATTAGAATCGCTGACGAAGATCGCCACATCACCAAGATTCTGGATGTCTACGTCTTGACCTGTTTCTAAATCTAAGACTTCGCCAGACTCGACTTCTACTTGCAGGATTTCTTGCGCCAAGATTGAGTTCTTAACGTCAGATTGGTTCATCACCGTAGAACCATCGGTATCGTACAGGTTGACAGATATCTGTGCGCCTACGGTTGCGTTATCCGCTGGGGCATTAGTTGAACCAGAAACATCAGCCCAATTAACTCGTCCGACTGTAGCGAATACTGTAGTATTGGGATCAGCATTTGGCTCCAGGTTAGACTGACTAGCCGCATCTGTCCCTACGTTCTTAACCGCTCTGACCCAGTAATATCGTACATCACCGGCGCTAACTGAATCTGCTGAGTTAGACGCATCATGTATAAACTGCGTTCCGTCAGTCTCACCGATCTTAACTGCTGAACTAAAGTTGCCATTCGGCGAAGCGTATATGTAGATAGTCCCATAGTCTGAGGGGCGTAAAGGGTTCACCCAGTTCAATTCGTTGTTCTTTAACCCAGCAGTAACACTTAAACCAGAAGGGCTTGGAACGCCTCTGAATGCGTCTGTGATGTCGCCTGTAGCGGTAAGCGTGGAATATTCATTGTTTGGCGTTACCGTGGGATCAGCATACGAAGTCGAAGAATCTTCTCTAAGAGTAAGATTGACCCCACCTTCGTCTGAAAACGTCCAGCCTACGCACATAAAGACTTTGTTCGACCAACTTAATTCATCGACGGATACTTGAACACGATCCCCTGCGGTTATTCTTAATGCTGATAGATTCGCTGGGAAAGATACAACTTTCTGCTGATCGCTTAACTGGATCAACTTGTTGGACAATCTCTGAGCCATATAGCTTGAGTTTGTCATGGGATACTGGACTTCTTTTTCTAAGACTTCGCCGTTGTCCCTAGTGACAGCATCAGCCAACTGAACCTTTGGAAACTCGCTAGACTTGTGATTCTGTGCTGGATCAACGAACAAACCTTTGATTGTGTTAAATCGGTCTGATCGTTCAAAACTTGTCTTGATTGAAATCGCACCAATCAAATCATCTTCGTTCAGACTTTCCGTAGGTGCTTCGTAGATCCCAGCGTGGGCAATGTATTTGCCATTGGAGTAGACTAGATGCCCATTCATTGACGACAAGATCTTGTCTATGTTTCTGCGATGCGAATCAGTCCCAAACAGAACCCCGTTAGTAGTGAATCGCTTTTCAGTTCCATCTGGCACACTTACAGAAACATCACAACCATCGGCAGCAGTGACTATCGCTTCCCAATCAATTTTTGACGATGCGATACCCATACCAAAATCAGCATTGATAAGGTAATCAGCCAAACATAAAGCCGGATTGGTTGAATAAGCTATATAGCTCGCATTGGTTACGTCTTGCCCATAAGTCCCGTCTGCCGCATGTTCCAACCTTGGATCGTAGACTTTTCGACCCTTGACGATAGCTTTAATGTCAGTCGGTGCGTACTTGTCCCAGACTTCTGCTGAATCGTCATTCAACTTCCATTTCATCGCAATGTAAGCGATGCCTTTACCTTGATGCGCTGAAGTGTAATCAGTAAACGCATTGACCATCATAGAATCAGCAGCTTGGGTTGCTGTTCCTAAATGCTTGTTGATGATGCAGATAGTTGTGCTGTTCTTTGGGCCGAAAGTCCCTGCGGTAACGTTACCGCCAGCACTTGATCCTCCATTGATCTGAGAATCTTCTATCAGCTCATTATCAAAGTAGATATCCGTGATATCGGTGACTTCATGACCGGCCAAAGCGATAACGTGATAAAGGTCTTCATTGTCAGTTCCAGCCATCCCGATATAGGAAATCGGGCCTGAAACTAAAGTCTCACCATATATCGTTTTATAGGGTTCAGTGGTTGATCTTACCGTTCTTTGTCTTGACGCATCGGTATCAACCTTGGGCATCTGAACTTCAAAAAGACCCATCGCCTTTTTAGCAATTATAGTTCCACCAGCAATAATTGCTGCACCGCCGCCAATGATTGCAGCGATACCAGTCCCAAGACCCATTGCACCGCCAACCGCAGAAGCAATGCTTACTGCGCTGGAAATAACGGTCATTGCAAAGGCTACTACTTGAGGCATACTTTCCACCCTGAAACGATTAATTCTTTGGGCAATCTAGCGAAACCTTTTAAGGTTAAACAAACCGCCTGACTGCCTAGTTTAACGCCCAGAAGTTGAGTACCAGACAAATTGACTAAAACGGGACTTCCGTCTTGAAGACTTTGAAAGTCTTCTGTTGATTCACCTAGAACACTTGAAACTGTGTCTTTTAAGTCGCCGTTTGACTTGATAATCTGATACGCTTCGTCTTCTGAAGTATAGTCGAAATCAGCTAAATAGTCTTTGCCTGTAAGTTCTTTGACAACAAACCCAGTGAACTGACAACAGTCAGCATCTCCGTATGTGAAGTCTCTACGCTGCCATTTGTTCAGGGCTTGTAATACCCGAAGCTGCATTAAAACGGAGACTGTTTGTCGGGAATAATAGTGTCATCACCATCTATATCAGGCGCACCGTCTCTTCCTGGTGTCTTTTTGCCCCAGTCAAATTTAGCACCTTGAACCTTATGGATATGGCTGAAGAACAGATCACCTGAGTATCTTTCTTGCTGCGCTGCGTTGGTATACATAAGGTTTCTGGCAACGTCGAACCTTGACAGTTCAGACTCTGCGATCAACTGGATAGCGTCGCCACCGTCAGCACCAAGGCTAACGTTCATCTGATCCATGAAGCCAGCCCATATTTGCGTAGGGTCTGCAATCAAGGCATCGTCAGCATCCAAGACCCCCATATACACCGTTACCGGATGCATGAAGTAATCTTCTGTTAGTGCTGCGCCTGATATAGTGGCATCAAGACCTGACAAAGTTAAGGTGATTGCATAAGGGCTAACGTCGATACCTTCTTCGACCTGACTGATAGAACCTAAATCACCGACACCAAGCCAGTTTTGACCACCCCAAGTATATGTTCCTAGTGAGTTATGAACGTATATCGTCCCGCTGGGAAACTCCAGCTTTGCGAACGTAACAATTGCAACATGCTGCTGAGCTAATGCCGTTGCTACGTTTGTAGGAAAACCCCTGCTCATGCTAGAACGTCCTCGACTGCTTCAACCGTAAACGATGAAATGATCCCTGCTTGGTTGTCCCAAGATGTAGACCCAGCAAGCATGAACACGCCTAAGACCGGATATAGGAAATCAACCAAATCATTATTGTCAGTTGGCTTCCTGATCGGTGGCGCTATAGGTATTGCTACTGTACCGGTACCCGTTGAATCAACGTCATCTGTGACCATGTGAAGCTCGTTATTGAAAGCGACGTAATCACCAGCACGCAGATAATTAGTCGTATTCAAAGAAGCATTGTCCACGTTTAACGTCGATCCAGTCTGACCGGCACCCGCAACGAATAGGTTATTGGCAGTCGCTGACCCTGTGCCAGATCCTGCACCCGTTGCAGTAAATACAATCCCGACAGTGTTCGCTGACGCACCAATAGCCGTGAAATCAGTTGTTCCGACTACCGTGATAACGTAAATCGTACCAGTGACAAATGCACCCGCATTGACTGTTACTGTCGCCGCTGCGCCTCGTTTAGTATAAGAATGATCAGGCAAGAAGAACCGATGCTCCTGACCGTTCAACTTAGTCAAGAACGCTTGCATGACTGCACGATCATCACCCGAAAGATTGTTGAACTGAAGCGATGCTTTCCAAAGCGAACCTTTTCTAGCCACCGTCTGAACCGCGTTGGTCAATGGACTTTGAAACGTCCTTGTATTCGTCACCAGTTCAAACGTGCTGGATGATGGCGTTATTGATGGGAAACTGTAAGTGGTCATACGAAACGCCTTCTACGCATTAGGTCTTGAATCGTGGCGACAGTCTGCTGTGATGTCTGCTGCATTGCTGCTCGGATCTTCATGTCTACGTTGGCATCAGCACCTTTTGCATCGATGTTGTTTACGATAGTTATGCCTCCAGTCTGACCTTTTGTATGATCAACGACCGTCTCATTAGGGTGAAGTATTGCAGGAAAACCACCTTTGCCATCCATGCCGCCAGATCTAGATCCCCGACCAGTGAAACCACCACCGTCGAACGATTGAGCTCTAATCTGTGCGATTTGCGCCATACCGGCAGCAACCTGGGCAGCAGCCATAGCAAACGATATCGGTGGAGGATAAGTCTCAATGGCTTTAGTCGCACCAGTATAAGTAGACATAATCGCTTGAGCTATGTTGTAAGCCTTCTGAGCAGCGAACATCTTCTTGTTGTTAGCCTGGACACCTTTAAATGCGTCACCAAGGCCATCCAATACCATCTGAGTCTTTTCAGTAGTATTCTTGTCCTCGAAGTCTTTGCTCTTCTTTCTGAGCTCTTCTAATTTAGCGTAATATCTTTCTTGAGCTCTTAGTTTAAGATCGGCAGCTAACTCTTCATTGGCAACATCATCAGCAGCAAACTGAGTCAATAGTGCCATCTCTCTCGCTAAACCCTCTGACAAAGCCTCTTGCTCAGATAACAGAGAAGAGCGTAGGTTTTCTACATCTTGAGATCTTACATCTTTCTTTTTCTGTACTGCGTCTAGTAAAGCATTTGCTCCAGATTCTGCTCGTAAGAATTCTCTTCTAGCAGCCTCAATACGCTTATCTTCTTCTAGTGCCTTTTTCTTTCTAGCCTTTTCTGCCTCTGCTGCTTCCTTAGCCTGACTTTCAGCCTTTTCTCTTTGCCGCATTTCACGAATCATTGCAGAAAATCTTTCTGCTTGCGCTGGCGATAATTCTTTTAGCGCTTGTAATTCCAAACCAAGCATCTGAGCAGGAGTTAATCCAGCAGACCTTCTAAATGCAGCTTCTAGCTTATCCGCAAAAGATTCTATCTTTTTTGCTGCTTCTTCGGCAGCCTTTGGATTCTTGCCTAATTCCTCATTAAAATTACTTAATAACCCTGTACCAGCCTCAACTATCCTATTCTGACGATCAATCTCATTAACGTAATTAATTATCTCCATAGCAGCAGAACTTAAAGCTACTGCTGCATTTCCGGTTTGGAGCTCTTGCTCCACAAGATTATTTAAAAAGCTAACTAATTCTGGGCCG